GCAATGGACGGAGTTATTGCGTTAGGATGGGAAAACGAAACTGATGATGTTGACTTTGATTATGTAAAACGATTAGTTTTTAAATTTGGAGAAGACGAAAAATCAGTAAAAGATAAATTATACGAGCGAGACATCGTTTTAGAATTTGAAAATAAGGTAGTATATGAAAACTAACCAAAAAAAATTAAAGTTAATACAATATGGTTTAAAACCATCCACTGTGACTAGATTAGATGAGTCCCAAGTTAATGTTTTGTTTAATAGACTTACCGAATCTAAAAAAGAAACAAAAGAAGAAACTCAAGTAGTTACAACTCAATTAGATAAAAACAATCCAAATGACATGGCGAAATTAAACGCTATGTTAAAAAATCCAACATCAATACAGAATAAAAACATTCAAGTTAAAGAAACTGAAATGGTTGAGGATATGGATTCTGAAATGGATTGGTTAATGAAAGGTGATACCCAAGACCCACAGCAAGAACCGTCTAGTGATGGTACAAGTGATGAAAGAGGTGTGTCTGAATTAGACGAATATCAAGCACTTGCAGAAAAATTTGAATCTAAAAAACAACAAAGATATTTCTTTGCTAAATGTGGTGATGGTAAAACTAAAGAACAAAAGAAATGGTGTAAAATGGCTGAAGAATTTGCCGACAAAACAAATTTTAAAAAATTACCTGAAAAAGTTAAAAATGAAACAAATGAAGAAGGTATGTCTAACTTAAATAAGAAAATTGAAGCTGCATATGCTGGAGGTTTAAAAAAACAGTTGAATAATGTCTCAATTAATCCTACCTTTGGAGAAAGTGAAATAGAGAAAAAAATTATGAAATTAGTTGAGAAACATATCACACCAAAAATGTCAAAAAAAGATTTTTTAAATTTGGTCAGAGAACAAGGTCCTAAAACAGCACCATCAAGACCAGATGTTAAACCAGGTATTGATACACCATCAAAACCTTCAAAACCTGCAACACCATACCAACCAAAACCAGGTGTGAAACCAGCACCTAAAGCTAAAAAACAAATACCTACTTGGTTAAAGTTTGACAGTATCGGAATTAAATTAAATGGTAACTAAGTTTATATAAAATGAAAAAAAATTTAATATTAAAGAAAAGTTTAGAAAAGAAATTAGTTAACGAAGGTTTAACTAAAAAAGAGCGTGACCTATTAAACGAACTTAGAACAATTACCGAAGCACCTATTGATTATGAAGGTCCTGAAAGAATGGAACCTGGTATCGAAAGAAAAATTACATCAAAAGAAACTCCATATCATAACTTTCCTGCAATTCCTAATATGGATAAGGATTATATTGAATTAATCTCATCTAAAAGATTTAAGGATTCGGTTGATAAAGTTAGAAGAGCAATGGGTGATACCCGAGCTATTCAAGGTGGTAATCCATTAATGAATTTAATGATGACAGCCATGCAATCATTACAAAGTGTTGTGATGATTCAAATGCAAAACAAAGAAGTTTTAGAAAAACTTGCAGTTGATTTAGTAATCAAAGAAATGGGTATTCCTGAAGGAGCAATGCAATTTGATGCTAAATTAGTGATGCAACCAATGGGTGCGTCTGAAGGTATGCAAGAAGAACCTGAATTACCAAATGAAGAAGAAATTGAGGAATTCATGGGTGACGTAGAAACTTTCAATTTAGAAAGAGCTAAAAGACGTTTCATTAATTCACTTATTCAAGGAGCAGCATTTAAAGGTGGTCACATGTTTAATTTAGTTTCAAGAGAATTAAATGATATTGACCCTAGATTAATGAATCTATATACCGTTACACAATCGTTAATGGAACACGCATATTGGTTATTTCCTGATATGGAAGGAATGGCTGGCGGTGGCGGTGGTCAAATGGGTCAATCTGAAGTTGATACCGAAACTGACCCACCAACGGTTAAAGCAAGAGCGGTAACATTCCCTTTATTAGTTCACGAATTAGTAAAAGGTGTTTATGAAATATTTGGTACTCACGGTTTACCTGATGACCCAAGACAACAAGAAATGATTATGAAAGCTGAAGATACTCTACCAGCCGAAATTTGGGACTCTCGTTTAGGTCCAATTTTCTGGGAGAAATTTATGGAAGCTTACCCAATGGAATTGTTTGAGGATGATATGAAACACATCCAACATTACCTTTTCATGAGATTTTCTAAATTAAACGCTGAAGAATTTTTCAGAGTTGCAAAATTAATACTTTCAGGTAACCCACAAGGAACTCAATTTATTCAGAGAATGGTGGATGAAATTGTTAAAGAATTAAACCAATATGAAGCGGAAAATGCCCTAAGCGGTAATGACGATGAAGATTTCGGAGACGATGACCTTGATGATTTATTAGGTGGCTTGGGTATATCAAGACCTAAATAATGAAACATGTCAAATTTAACAAGAGAACAAGTATTAATTGAGTACGTAAAGTGTCAAAAAGACATTCAGTACGCATTAAAAACTTACCTACAAACTTACGATAATACCGTATCAAAATACGTACCATTAGAATTATTCCCTGACCAAGTTTCTTTACTTGAGGATTATGAAAATTTTAATGAAAACATTGCATTGAAATATAGACAGGCTGGAGTATCTACGGTTACCGCAGCTTGGATTTCTAAAAAATTAGCATTCGCTAAAAAGATTAAACCTGAAAAAATATTGATTATTGCCAACAAGTTGGATACTTCGTTGGAGATGGCAAATAAAATACGAGCATTTGTTGGTCAATGGCCATCTTGGGTTGGTATTGATTTTTCACCTGAAAAAAATTCACAAAAACATTATAAATTAAATAATGGATGTGAGGTTAAAGCGGTTGCAACATCCAAGGATGCCTTACGTGGATTTACTCCGACAATACTTGTGTTTGATGAGGCGGCGTTTATTGAAGCCGATAGTGACTTCTGGGCGGCTTGTATGGCGTCCCTATCTACAGGGGGTAAGGTAATTGTGGTTTCAACACCTAATGGACATGACCCAATCTACTATGAAATTTATGACCAAGCATTAAGAAACATGAATGATTTTAAAGTTTCTGAGATGTATTGGTTTAGAGACCCTCGTTATACTAAAGATTTATATTTAGTCAAAACTGAGGATATTATTCATTATTTGTTAAATCGTGAAGAATATGATGAAAGTACAAATATTGATTGGTCTGTAATACCATTTGAGGAACGTGATTATGTTGAATTAAAAAATATAATGGACCAAGGATATAAACCATGTTCTGTATGGTTTGAATCAATGGTTAAAAAACTTAAATACGATAAACGTAAAGTATCTCAGGAGTTGGAATGTAATTTCTTAGGTTCGGGGGATAACGTATTTGATTCTAAACTAATGCAAAATATTCGTGAGAATATGTTAAAAGAACCCAACAATAAAATGATGGGTAACGCATTATGGATTTGGAAAGAGCCTGTTGTTGGTCATAAATATGTTATGGGTGTCGACGTTTCTCGTGGTGATAGTGAAGACTTTAGTTCCTTTCAAATTATCGATTTTGATGAAAGAGAACAAGTTGCGGAATTTGTAGGTAAACTACCACCTGATACTATGGCTGAAATTTGTTACAAATGGGCTAACATGTATTCTTGTTTTATCGTGATAGATATTACGGGAGGTATGGGGGTTTCAACATCAAGAAAACTACAAGAGATGAATTATAAAAATCTCTATGTTGATGGTGTTGATTTATCAAACAAATGGAAATACGACCCTAAAGCTATGGATAAAATTCCTGGTATAAACTTTAACAATAAAAGGGTCCAAATTATTGCATCATATGAGGAAGCTATGAGACATGGGTTCCGTGTGTACAGTCATCGATTATATAATGAAATGGACACTTTCATATACATTAATGGTCGTCCTGACCACCAGAAAGGAAGACATGATGACTTAATTATGTCGATTGCGATGGCAACTTATGTTGCGGAATCATCATTTAGTAATTTAACAAAAGTTGCTGAACACACTAAAGCAATGATTGAGTCTTGGTCGGTTAGTAACAATGAACAAGTTTCTAAAAATTTAGAATTTAATCCTGTTATTCCAAACAATGCGGAAAGGGTTAATCAATACAATAGTCAAAATGTATCTAAAGAAGAATATATGAAATACGGATGGTTATTTGGTATTCGATAATATTTATAAATAAAACATCATGGGACTAGTTAATAGAAAAAAGTCGGGGAATAAAATTAATGGTAGTAAATTAAATGTACCAGGCCAAGGAATTAGTAATATTAAACCTGGTGGTGAAAATAAAATTAATAGACAATCACCTAATACTGACACTAAAACTAAACCAAACTAACTATTTAGAAATTAGTAATACCAATTAAATTTTATATATGGAAAACAATCAAAATAATCAATTAACGGTATGGCAAAGGTTATCACAAGCCTTTGGTCCAAACTCGCTGTTAAATCAAGATTATCCAACATATAAGTTAGACAAACAAGAACTCTTAAAAACTACCAATAGACAGGAGTACGAAAGAGAAAAGTTACAAGCACAACAAACTTATTACTTAGCCAATCAATGGACTAAAATTGAGAGTAATTTATATACTCAGGCGGTTTATTATGAACCAACACGTTTAGCATCATTTTATGATTATGAGTCTATGGAATACACCCCTGAAATATCAGCGGCATTAGACATATACGGTGAAGAGTCGACAACTGTTGACCAAAATGGTTACATGTTACAAATCTACTCAGAATCAAAACGTATTAAATCTATTTTAGTTGATTTGTTTAACAATGTTTTGGATATCAATACAAACTTACCAATGTGGACAAGAAACACATGTAAGTATGGTGATAACTTTGTCTATTTAAAACTTGATGCTGAAAAGGGTATTGTTGGATGTATGCAATTACCAAATATTGAGATTGAACGTCTTGAGAGAGGTATGGCAGCAAAATCAGCAAATGTTGAGGAGCCAGCAGAAAACAAAGGTTTAAGATTTAAATGGAAGTCTAAAGACATGGAGTTTAATTCATGGGAGATGGCTCATTTCCGTTTATTAGGTGATGATAGAAAACTTCCTTATGGTACTTCTATGTTAGAAAAGGCAAGACGTATTTGGAAACAATTATTGTTATCTGAAGACGCGATGTTAATTTATAGAACATCAAGAGCACCTGAAAGAAGGGTCTTTAAAGTGTTTGTTGGTAATATGGATGATAAAGATGTTGAACCGTATGTACAACGTGTTGCTAATAAATTTAAAAGAAGTCAGGTTGTTGATAGTCAGTCAGGTAATGTTGATATGAGATTTAATCAAATGGCCGTTGACCAAGATTATTTTATTCCTGTTAGAGATGCTGCAGCCCCAAACCCAATTGATACATTAGCAGGGGCTCAAAACCTGTCAGAAATTGCGGATATTGAATACATCCAAAAGAAACTTTTGACCGCACTTCGTGTACCAAAAGCATTTTTAGGGTTTGAAGAAGTTGTAGGTGAAGGTAAGAATTTATCTTTACAGGATATTCGTTTTGCTCGTACAATCAACAGAATTCAAAAATGTATGATTGCGGAAATGAATAAAATCGCAATCATTCACTTGTTTTTGATGGGATTTGAAGATGAATTATCAAACTTTACATTAGGTTTAACCAATCCATCCACTCAAGCTGATTTACTTAAGATTGATGTATGGAAAGAAAAAATATTACTGTACAAAGATGCGGTTGCCGCCATCGAAGGTATTGCTCCTGTGTCAGTTTCTTGGGCTAAAAAACACGTACTTGGATTCTCTGATGAAGAAATTAAACTTGATTTACAACAACAAAGAATTGAAAA